CGGTAACATTGGTGACGATGCTCGTTCACAAGTCCGGGCAGTACGTGCGATCATCGAGTCAGATTCGAGCGATGGAAACGATCATCAAGCGCGGAACAGGTGGAGCACCGGATACGATTGGGATCACCCCGCAATCATACGGTTCAGCGTTGACTTACCAGAGACGCTATACGCTCGCTGCAATGCTCAGTTTGTGCATTGATGAGGATGACGACGCGGAACGCGCAGAGCGTGCGGCAAGACGCAACAATGCGTTCACAGCCCCAAGCAATCCGGTACCGAACAACGCTTTTGACGCTAAGCCTAAGGCCGACGCGAAACCAGAGACGAAACCGGAAGCGGAAGCAAAGCCCCTGGAAAAGCTTTCTGAGGCGAAGATTGCCGAGATTGAAGACAAGCTCAAGACGGCATCGGATGAAGTGTTGCCGAAGATGGAGCAAGCTTTGAGTCAGTACGGCATCTCGCAACAGATCGATAAGGAAACCTGGGGAACGCTCGCGGGGTATATGCTGCTTCGATGGATCGAAGTTGCACCCCCTGCTCAACTTGGCATCCCTACGAATCGGATCGTCGGTTACAAGAGCAAGGGATTGCTGACTGAGGAGCAACACAAGTACTTAACCGACAAGCTCCAAGAGCGTATTGAGTCGATGAAAGGCTAGGCAATGGGACTTAGTGACCGAAGAAATCACGAAGCGCACGTTCTGACTGACTACGAGATTCTCGTAGACTTTACAGGGCGTGCGCTCGCCGCGTTAATAGCAAACGATCCAGAGTCGGAACTGACCTTCGAAGAGGTCGCTTCGCAAGCGGTCGAACATGCACAAGTAACCCTTAGAGAGTTGAAGAGACGGAAGAATGACTGGAAAAAAACGAACGGTGGCGACAAGCCTGTTAATACTGGATCAGAGACTTCAGTGCAGAGAATCAGTGCCGGAAGAGATCATCAAGGATTACGAGGAGGCTTGGAAGGACAAGGCAAGCTTCCCCCCGGTGAAAGCGTTCGCAGTTGATGGTGAGCTACTCGTCGTTGATGGCTTTTGTCGAGTACTCGCGGCGCAGAATGTAGGCAAGAGCAAGATCAGCGTTGAGGTATTCGAGGGCACTTTCAACGATGCGTTGCGGGCAGCTTGCGGGGCGAATAGTACTCACGGCCTGAGACGTACGAACGCAGATAAACGCAAGGCTGCGAATATTGCGATTTTTAACTTTCCCGATGAGTCTAGCCGGGCCATTGCTGACTTATGCGGCGTGAGTCACGTGTACATTCAAAAGATTCGTGACGCTGACCGAGAGGCTCAAGAGTTCATCGACGCAGTAGCTCGCGGTGAAGAACCTGCAATCGAAGAGGAAGAACCATTAAAGCCCAAGAGCAAACCGCCGAAGCAGGCGAACTTGGAGCTTGATTCGATCGACGTTGAAGGCTGGTCCTGTTTTGAGTGCGGTCACACGAAACAACGCCTTTCGGATGGTGGCAATGTCTGCGCGTCTTGCATTTGCCCGGCTGACTATCGAGGCGAAGGAACGCAAGAAAACGTTGAAGAAACCGCAGTTGAAGCGGCTGCGGAAGTGGAAACGTTTCCACCTTCGGGAGATCCAGACCCGGCCAAACTCAAAGACGTTCACCAAGCTTGGGGACGCTTTATTCGTGCGACTGACGCGGCGAATTGCTCGCGGCTGATGCGTATCGAGATCGAATCAATTACCAAGAAACTTGCTGGTTTGCGGTGAGATAGCTTTAGGCGTCGCGTTGCGTGGCGTTAGGTAGTTGGTGTTGGGTAGTTGGTTTTAGTTTCATGTTTTCATAAGGAGCGGATGATGAATGCGGAGCAAGGTTTTCGCGGTATTCCCGGCGTGCCGGAGGGCTGGGAGTTAGTGGCGATTCGCCCAGGGCGTTGCGGAGATTGGCATATAAACGCCGACGGAAAGCCGGTGCGAGTGAGTAGGGATACGGTTAATCTGCTTTGCATCATCCGCAAGATCGAAGTGCCGAAGCAGTACAGGGCGTTTTCTGGAAGGGAGGAGTTTGAGCGGAATCGGCATCGGTGGTGGGCGTGGAAAGACGACCGTGACAACACCTTCCCACCGGCAGCATATGGAGTTGTTGGCCATTCACGCGAAGGGTGGCTGGAGTCATTCGAGCGTAAGGTTTTTGACGATGGATCACCCTTCGGCGTGGAGATCACCAGTGAGAATCCGGCAGGCTAGAAAGATAATGCGCCGTGAGATAGCTCGCGGTTCAGATACCTTCGATGATTCGGCCTACAGTCTAGCAACGCTGCGACAGGCGGTAATAACTTGGCGGAAGCGAAACGCACGCAGGCGGGCTAGGCGGATGAAGTTGCATAACGCTCGCGTCCGCAAGATATACAAAGCGTTGGATGATTGGATGATTGGATTTTGAATCGATGAAGCTGCGAATAATCAATGACAAGCGGTATTCGTCATACCGCTGGAGGCTAGTTAACGAATCAGGTCAAACGATCGAAGTCCCAACAGAGTTCGATCACCCTGAACATGGCAAAATAAGACTGATGCAACCTTTGTGCGAAAACACGAAGGAAGCTTTGATCGGGCGAGTGCTCGACTTGTTATTTCTACAGGCTCAAATCATTAGGGGCAAAGATGAGCAACGGAAACTGGCCGCACCAGGATCGAGCGAAGGAACGAATTCGGGAAGCTAGGCTTCGAGGGATCGGCGCGGTAATCGCGGCGGCACCATGCGGGGCTGGTAAGTCTCGCGTGATGCAGCAATTGACCGAAGAGGAAGTTGCCGCAGGTGGCAGCGTGCGAATCTATCTTCACCGAACGATGCTCAAGGAACAGCTTAGCAATGCGTTCAATCGGGCTGGCGTGGATCATGGAATCATGGCAGCAGGTCACGAGTACGAAGACCATAAGCCGGTTCAGATTTGTATGACCGATAGCGTTTACGCTAGGGCGATCCAGAAGAGCACTTGGGACTTGGGAAACCCTTCACTGGTGCTATTCGATGAGGCTCACTTGCAGACGAAGAACAGGGCGATATCGATTGTCAAAGGCGGGGTAAATGAGAACGGCTTGCGATGGGAAGGGCACCAGCAGAAGGGAGCTTTCATTGTTGGCTTGTCGGCTACTCCGGTTGGGTGCGGCGAGCTTTACGATGAGATGATTGACTTCGGCAAGTACTCCGAAATGCGATCGGTCAAAGCTCACTTGCCGGTTCGCGTCTATTCGCCAAGTGAGATCGATTGCAGCGGGCTCAATCAGGACGTTGAGAACGAATACAGTTCAACGAAACTTGAGCCCAGAGCTTACAAGATTTTCGGCGATGCGTATTCGAACTGGCGGAAGCTGAACCCAGACAGCAAGCCGACGATTCTATTCGCTCCATCGGTACCGGCTTCAAGGTGGTTCGCTGAAGAGTGGGCGAAGATGGGCGTACCGGTCGCGCACATCGACGGCGAGACGTGCTTGCTACCTCATCGCGGCCCAAGCGGTGAAATCCGCATGGAGACGTACGATACGACGGAAGAGATTCGTCAGACGGTTATGGATATGTCTCGCACCGGTGAGATCAAGGTGGTAATGAATCGATTCATTTTGCGTGAAGCGATCGATATGCCTTGGTTGTATCATGGCATCGCGGCTACGGTGTTCGGTGGCATTGCAACGTACTTGCAATCGGTGGGGCGGATTCAGCGATACTTTCCGGAATACGAGTACAAAATCTGGCAGAGTCACGGCGGTTGCTTTTGGCGGCATGGCTCACCGAACATGGATCGAGATTGGGAACTAGGTTGCACGAACAAGAGCATTGCACAGGGCCGAGCGAAGCGAATACAGAGGGCCGAGCGTCCTCAGGACGTTGAGGGCATTTGTTGCCCGAAGTGCAGCGTATGGCGGCAATTTGGAAAGCGTTGCCCTGGTTGCGGCCATGCTCACGCGCAAAGCGTGCGAACGGTGCATATGGTCAGCGGTGAACTCAAGCTGATGCGGGGACTGGTCAACAAGCCGAAGAAGAAAAAAACCAAGTCAGCGAATCAAATCTGGGTCAGCGTCTTATATGCAATGAGCCGAAGCGGCAAGCCGGTTTCGTCGGCGTTGAGTGTTTGGAGGGCTCGTTGTGCTTCGGATGGCGTTTGGGCCGACGTTAACGAGCTGCGGTTCAAACCCCCTCAAGCGGGATCGGTGGACTACCATAGGCTTGTAAGCGACGTTTACCCCTGGACAGCGGCGAAGGCAAAGTGATGAGCAGCGAATGGATGGCGTTCCTCTCGCGTGAACAGATGGCGAAATGGTTGCTCAATACCGACGCGGGGAATCGTTACCTCGGCTGGTTCGTTCGCAAGTACGCTAGGGCAATCATGGCAACGGATGCCGGGCGTAAGATCGTCGATTGGATCAGGGGCGAGATTGAGAAGGATGACGCGGCCCTAGGCTGGGGTCGGCATAAGATCGTCGTGGAAAGATTTCCAGACGGTATGCTGAAAGTGTACGCAGAAAAAAGCGATGTTGCGTTTATTCACCGACTCGAAGTCAACAGCGTACGCGGCGAAATCCTCGATGACGAATGGGCTGAACTGAATTGTCCCCATGCTTACAAGGGAGTTTACAATGGAAGAATCGCAGCGACGGATTTTTACACCGGGCGGACGCCACAGCGAGAAGCGGCAAGACTCTCAAGGCTGGAACTATCCGCCGCGATATCAGCGGGAGTCAAACGTAGAGAAGAGCTTGCGAAGGATCGAAGCGACAGCGAACCCGGAACTGGTGATAGCAGCGTTGGAGATGATCGAGGATGCGCAGACCGTACCGACGAAACTTCGGGAATGGAAGGGATCGATCCATGAGCAAGCCTTGCGTGACCTCGAACAAGCCTTGGGACTCGAACGAATACAACGCTCAGACTGAGTACGCGGCTATGCGGTCGTTGTTCTTCTCATGTTGGGCTTGCGGTGCATCCCGGAAACCTTCGAGCTACTTTGGGCCATGGCTGATTGAACGCGCCCACATCGCCAACAAGCCACGAAGGGAAGATCGGCGGCTAGTCGTGATGCTTTGTACCTTGTGCCACAAGGCAAGCCACAGAGAGCGTATAGCGGGCTTCCTTCGACCTGCTTTGAGTCCAGGTCAGATGATCGCGCTCAAGCAGCTTTACGATGCTGAGTGGTTGGACTTGGAATTTATCAATAAACATTCGGTGCGGCTATTGGAGTCCGAGCCGATCGATCCTTGGTACGCAGAAGAAAGGGTTAGGAATCGTGCGACTTGAACTACCGTATCCAAAGGGGGTAACAGCCCACAATAAAGGCAGGTGGAGTGACAAAAGCAAAGAGGTTGCGAACCTGAGACTGATTGCCAAGTGCATAACGCTTGACGCAATCGCAAGGGGGCAGGAGCCCGTCAAAGGGCCTCACGTGATTAACTATCACTTCGAGGTGCCCGACAACCGGCAACGGGATCGAGCGAACATGATCCAGCAATGCAAGGCCCTCATTGATGGCGTGGTTGACGCGGGCGGGATCGAGGGGGACCACTGGCAGATTTCTTGGATTGGAGCCGTAACCGTCGAGATAACCCCCAAAAAGGCTGGAGTCATCCTGGAAATCTTCCCGAAAAAACCTGACGCCTAGCGCCTTGGGGTAGGCAAATAGTAGCCTATTACCTAAGATGGCAGAAGTGACGGGAAAACCCGATTGTTTTGTACTGATTCGATTGGATCGAAAGGCTTAAAAATGCTTGATATTCTTGATTCTATGGCTGGTATCGTATCTCGTGAACTCCGTAGCGTACGCGAGAAAGTGGACGTTGAAGACGTGCTACAAGAGGCGGCAATCGCGATCCTCAAGACCTACGCAGAGGCACCCAAAAAGAAAGCCGTTTGGACTGCAAAGAGTGCTCGCAGAAAAGCGTTCCGCGATCAAAGACGCGATCACCTTTGGCACATGGAAAATAATCGAAATGAGTTTTCCTGCGATCCGTTGGCGGCGTTAATCAGATCAGAAGAGATTGACGCGCTTTCGCAAGCGTTCGAATGCCTCACAGAAGATCAAGCGACGGCAATCAAGATGCGGTACTATGATGACGCAACTTTGGCGGAGATTGCGGAAGTGTTCGGGGTTAGCAGTCCGACGGCTGCGAAGATCGTCCGGGATGCCTTGGAAGTTTTAAGGGAGAGAGTCGGCTGAGGTTGGCTAGCCTAGAGCAAACCCTACCCGTTTCGGAAAGCGGCGGGTAGGGCCTCGAATTAGCTGGTGAGGGGTCGAGCCGGGTTCATAGCACCAATCGCCTCAAAGGATCGGCGTGCTCCTTCACGCTGCTGACCTGCCCTGCCGGATTCCATACGTCCGGCGGGGCTTTTTTGTGGAAACGTTTCCAAAATGCTACCATTTCAAAACAACGAAAACACAGGGAAAATAGAAAATGCACGCTCAAAGCGGTGAGTTGCTTGAGTACCTCGAACGCAAGGCAATTTGCATGGTCGAAGGTGCTACAGAGGAACAGGCAATTGAGATAGCCTATGAGCAAATCAGGAGCAAGCTGACCGCATGGGTGCCCGACGTAATCGCGAAGGATATCAAGCGACTCAAAGAAAAGTAACGTTGCGTTTTTCTGCGCGTTCTCTCGTTAGTTGCAATTGGCATCTTTGCGTGTTACCTTGGATCACCTTCCCCTAATCCAAGAGAGTGCAGCAATGCCGAAGAAAGCAAGCAAGCAGAACGCCTCGGGGCGCAATGAGCCGTCCCGGTGGGTATCAAAGATCGTCGGCCATGAAAAGGTTCCAGCGTCGCAACTTCTAGCGAACCCCTTCAACCACAGGAAGCACCCAGAGAAGCAACGCAAGGTTGTTGCAGCTTCCATCGAGGAGTTAGGCTTCGTTAAGTCGGTGTTAGTTAATCGCACGACTGGCCGAATCATCGACGGGCACGAGCGGGTGATGCAGGCCCTCGGCGTAGGTGATGAAACGCTCGTTGACGTGGAATACGTCGAGCTATCCGAAGAGGACGAGAAGAAAGCCTTGCTTATCCTCGATGCGTCAAGCGAACTTGCCGAAGTCGATGCGGCGCAGTTGGATCAACTCGTTGCTGATTGTGCCTTATCTCATGACGGATTCCAAGAACTACTAGGTGATTTTGAATCGATCATCAAGCGGTTCAACGTCGATGATGTTTCACCGCCTGAGTTGCCTACAGGTGACCGCGAGCCTTTTCGACAAATGACGTTCACCGTTCATGACTCGCAATTCGAACAGATCGAAGCTGCTTTGAAGAAAGCCAAAAAGGATGGCGGTGGCACTTCGGAAGTAAACGAAAACAGCAACGGAAACGCACTGGCGTTTATCTGCGAGGCGTTCAATGGGTGACGCAAAGCGATTGATTGTAAAGCCTATTTCGGCATCGGATGCGAACCGCATAGTAAAGGAGCTTCACTATAGCGGCAAGGTTGTTCAGAATTCGCAGTTGCATCTCGGCGTTTTCCTAGATGGTAAATGCGGCGGAGCTATGCAGTTCGGGCCTTCGCTCGACAAGCGAAAGATTCAAACGTTAGTTGAGGGAACGTTGTGGAATGAGTTTATCGAACTTAACCGCATGGCGTTTGCCGATTGGCTTCCAAGGAACGGAGAGTCGCGGGCTATCGGCTATGCCTTTCGATGGATGCGAAAACAGTACCCGCAATTGAAGTGGTGCATTTCGTTCGCGGATGGTACGCAATGCGGTGACGGTACGATTTACAGAGCGAGTGGATTTGTTCTGACTGGGATAAAGCAAAATAATCAAATATGGGAGGCCCCTACAGGGGAGATTTTTTGCGACACTTCGCTTCGACCCGGAATAGGTGCAAAGGCAACGCGGGATAAGGCTCAGGCTATCATTTCGCGTACTACTACTAAGGGTTCGCACATATTGGAAACGGGTGCTTCGTCTATGAAGCAATATAAGGATGCGGGATGGAGGCCGAAGGTTGGCTTCCAGCTTCGCTATATCTACTTCATCGATCCATCTTGCAAGGAAAAGCTTACCGTACCGATCCTTCCGTTCAGCGAAATTGACCGTATTGGAGCGGGTATGTATAAAGGAAAACCACGCGTTAGAAGTGCTGATGGCGGCACGCTCAACAATCCAGTTGAGAAGGGGCAGTTCGAATCTGACCCTAACGCTTCCCAGAACGACGGGAAGTAAAAGGGCAGTAAAGCCATGACGAAGCGCGCCGGAAAAAAGAAGTCACCGGTGCAAGGCAAGAACACGACAGGCAATAAGCCGGGGTCACGGAGCCGAGCACTGAAAGCGACAGGCGAACCCCAAAAAGAATCATTCTTCTGGCCTGAGTTAAGCAAGGCCAATGAAGCGACTGCGATCAAGGCAGGACGCGGGGATCAGGTCAAAAGACTCAAAGACCTACGCTTAGAGCTGCGAGCCGTGAACGAACGCTGGCCCGTGCCCCAAGAGCTACGGGAACGCATGGTGTTCGAATCTGCGAGAATCGCCATGAGTCCCGATTCAGGCCCGAAGGAAAAGCTATGGGCCACAAGACTTCTGCTAGCGATGGACGCTGCGAACAACAAGCCAAGAGACTTACCAACGCAGATAGCAGGATCGGCGAACATCACAGTCAATCAAGTGCTCGCCTTAATCGAAGGGCCGGGCAGAGATGAAGAACTTGACCTAAGAGAGTTCAAGGTGATACCAGGGGGTGAGGATGACTACGCTTAACGTGCCGGCGTGGGTCAGTCCTAAAGAGGCTCAGCGGGCAGTCGATGACGCGCGGGCAATGCGTAGTCCGTTGCTGATGGCTGAGCGATTCTCGAACGGTGAATGGAAACGTGCCCGGCATCTAGCGGTTATTGACTTCGAGTTCAGGAACTTGCTAAGCGATCCAAGCCTAGATTGCTTGATAGTCAAATGTCCAGTTCGCCATGGAAAACTTCTCGCCGACGAAACGCCTATCTGGACGCCTGACGGATGGAAAACCCACGGCGAGCTAGCCGTAGGGTCAAGGGTCTTCGCAGCGGATGGAACTATTTCTACGGTGATAGGGATATCGGCAAAGCAGGAAGCTGATTGCGAAGTAGTCTTTTCCGATGGTGAAGTCATCAAGTGTCACGAAGCGCATGAGTGGCCTCTGTATGACCGGAAAGAGAGAAGGTTAAAGACGGTCGAGACTGCGATAGTTGAATGCTCTATCAACTTCGGAGAGGATGGCAAGGCGTATCGATGGTGGATCAGTGGAAGCAGTGGGCCGGTTTCGATTTGTGAGGTTCGCCGAGTCGCTCCAAGTCCGGGCCATTGCATCGAAATCGATCACCCTTCGCACTTGTACCTATGCGGGAAAACCAACAAGCCGACGCACAACAGCCAGTACTTAGCACGATGGGCACCGGCTTGGTACATGCTTAGAAACCCCTACAAGCGAGTGATGATTTGCACCAATACGGCAACGCTTGCTAGCAGTCACTCAAGGTGGGTGCGTGACAAGGTACATGAGCTTTCCCCGATGATGGGATTGGATGGCGTTGATCCAAAACACTCAGCGGTTCGGAACTGGCAGCTTGAGAAGACCAAGGGAGAGTGCCTAGCGGCTGGGGTTGGTAGTTCGATCGTTGGCTTCGGTGCGAACTTGCTGATTATCGACGACTACCTCAAGGACGCGAAATCGGCGTACTCGCAGAAGGTGCGGGACGATCAGTGGGATTGGTTCGTTTCCACATCGGGGACGCGACTCGAGCCGGGCGGGAAAGTTGTGCTTCTCTGCACCCAATGGAACGCTGACGACTTGATAGGCCGTATCGAGTCACGCAAGGAAGAATTGGATATCCGGGTGCGATCGGTGACGCTGCAAGCCCTGCGAGAAGGTACCGAAGTCAAAGACCCGCTGAACAGGCAAGAGGGCGAAGCGTTGTGGCCGGAACGATGGCCTGCGGAAGTGATGGAGCGACGCAAGCGGCAAGCGGGGCACTGGTGGCATTCCATCTACCAGGGCAATCCGAAGGGCTCGTCGATGGCGAACTTCCCGGATTCGTACTTTGCGAATATCTGGGCCGACGATGATGAATTTCCAGAGCCGAAGGATTGCTTAATCTCGGCGGCGTTCCTCGATCCGTCGAAGGGCAAGAACGCGCGGAAAGGTGACTACCAAGCTCAAATCTGGGTCGGCTTCCGCAACGGGCTTTTCTACGTCGATTCAGATATTGACCGCAAGCCGGTATCGAAGATGGTGCGTGACTACGTGACGTTCAATCGCGAACGGCGGACGGCCTTCGTAGGGCTTGAGGCCAATGCATGGCAAGACCTGCTAGCCGATGATTACTGGGAAGTCTGCAACGAGATCGGCTACAACGCCGACAGGCCGATCCTAGTTGAGCAACGGGTGAACAAGCATGTTCGAATCGAACGCCTCGGTAAGTGGTTCGATAAGAGGTTACTACGCTTCCGAAAGTCGGTGAGCAATGAGCTATTGATTCGTCAAGCGAAGGCATTCCCGTACGGCGATCATGACGACGGGCCGGATGCACTTGAGGCAGCGATTGCGTTGCTATGTCGGTCAGTGGATGTTTTGCAGGGTTTGCATGAGGTTGAGGAAACGGAAATATGAACGCTCAGGTCAAATTCGTAGTGCATTACGGCGGGTGGAAGCTGAACGTCCTCGACCTTGAGGCGCTTCAAAAGTGGGTCGATTCAGGCCGGGTAAATCCCGATTCGCAAATTGAGATTGCAGATACGTTTGAAGTGGTCGCAGCAAGGAAAATACAGGGTTTGCGATTTCCAGTGGTGGAAACGTTTCCAGCGCCGGAGCCCGCGAAGGATCAACTACCGAAGAAACTCGCAGAAAAAAACAGCGTTGCAAATATTGGCAAGATCGATCCAAAGTTGGATCAGTTGCTAGAAGGGTTGTGGCGTAGTTGGTTGATGGTCGGCGGCTTGGCTTGCTTCCTACTTGCGACGGCATGGGGCGCGTCGATGAACTACCGCAATCCGGCGGATACCTTTTTTGCAAGTCTGATTTGCGGCGTTATCTTAGGGGCTATGTTCTCTGTGTTGAGCATGGGGCTCAGGGTTGTTTTGGAAGTCGCACGAAAGGTGCTCAGCGATGGTCAATCACAAAATCGTACGCGAGAAGATTGCTGAGCTTGCGTTGCTCGACGGCTGCGAGTTGACCAAGGCTGAGCTAGATCGGCTTGAGGGAGTCTGGACGCTGGCCTATACGACTCCGATGCCGGGTTGGGCCTATGAGATGTTGCAGAGTCAGACGCTAGATCAGCGGGTATACAAGCTCGGTCAGATGACTAGGCGGGTTCAACTGCAAAATACCTTGTGCATCGGTCGGTCGAAGATCGTCAAGAAATAGTCTGTTTTGGTGGAAACGTTTCCACTTTTTGTTTTGTTCTGGCCTTCGGTGGCGTTGATATCTTGGAGTGAAATCATGGCTAAAAGCGTTGAATGGTCACGTGCTGACGATGGGATTTACGAGGGTGTTTCGGTTCACGGGCACTGGTTGATCCTTGAGCATGGCAACGGATGGATCATCGAGAAACCTTCGGGCTTCGATGCGGACTTCCCGCGATGCGTCAGCGCTGAGCAAGCCATGGAATACGTAGAGGCAGAAATCAAGGAACTACGGCGGCAACGTGCGGCTGACTTGAGGATTGCCCAAGCTATCGAACAGCAAGCATTGTTGAGGGGTTATGAGCGCGTCTGAATTGGTGCAGGTTAAGGGGCTTACGGAAGTTGCGGCGGAGTCCGTGATTGCAGCTTGGAAGGAAGAGTTCGCCGGGCTGGCCGCTGACACGAAGGAAGGCTATGAGGAGGTTCGCAAGGCTATTCGGCTTTGTGTCTCGAAGCGAACGGAGATCGACGACAGGCGGACAGGGCTCAACAAGGAAGCGTTGGAGTGGCAGCGCAAGGTCAACGCAGAGGCGAAGCGGCTTACCGCGTTGATCGTTGAGATCGAAGAGCCATTGAAGGCAAAGAAAAAGGCGGTCGATGACGAGGCGGCGCGGGTCAAGGCAGAGCTGGAAGCGAAGCAGAAAGCCTTCGTTGATGGCAGGATTGCCAAGTTCGTTGAGCTGACCGGCAAGCCTTGCACGATGGAACAGGCTGAGACTTGGACGGATACCGAGTACTTCGAAGCATTGGAAGCGGGTCGCGTCGAGAAGGCACAAGCCGAAGCAGAGGCCGTTAGAATCGCACAGGAAGAGCAAGCGAAGCGTGAGGCCCTGCAAGCTGAGCAAGCCAAGCTAGCAGCGGAACGGGCCGAATTCGAACGCGAGCGAGCCAAGCAACAGGAAGAGCTTGACCGGCTGCGATATGAGGCCCAATTACGCCAACAAGAGATCGACGCACAACGGGCACAAGTCGAAAGGGAGCGACGCGAACAGCAAGCCGCGATCGATGCCGAGCGTCAAAGGCTTGAAGACGAAGAGCGAGCCCGCATGGTGGAGTCAGAGAACCAAGCGAAGCTGAAAGAGATTCAGGACGCTATCGGGCAGCATGCGGGTGAACTTCGCGTGATCCGTGGTGGCTTGGATCAAAATTGCTTCAAGCTTGCAAGCCTCATCGAAGATCAAGTTTTGGGCAACGTGTTCCGAAAAGTGTATGAAGACCTCGATACGGCCGTTCAAGCCTTCACGAATCAATTCCAGCGTTTTGCAAGGCCGGACGACTTCTAGGACTGGAAACGTTTCCACTTCACAGAAAAACGCAACGTTACTTTTTTTGAGCGAGAGCAAGTTATGACGGCCCATACTCGTTGGCTGACAATACCCGACCTGCCCGCAGTGATGGAGATACTCGAAGGCAACGGGATCGACATACCAGAGGCTGAACTGCGGCTGATGCTCAGGCAGCGGAACGTCATCGGCATGGTTGCCGAGATCGGCGGTAGCGTCGCAGGCGTGGTTGTATACGCTCTTGAACATCAGGCGATTGATATTCACTTGCTAGCCGTCGATCCTTGCAAGCAATGGCGAGGCGTAGGGCGTTGCTTGATTGACATGCTCAAGAGAAAGGTTGATGGCAAGCGGCGTTCATTGTTCGCTACTGTCAGTGAGTACGACGTAGCGGCGCAGATGTTTTCCAAGGCGATGGGCTTCCGGGCAGTGGAGACTCTCCACGACTGGGACGATCAAGGTGACGGTATTTTGTTTCAGTACGTGAGGGCGTGAAAATGTTGACGGCGTTCTTTTGCGGGATCGTTTCTGGCTTGCTTTACTTGGCAGTCTCGGCGGCGTTAGTAGTGCGGGCAGTTGGTAGTTTCTTTGAGTCGAATGAGGCTTGCGAATGAGCGAATACATTGAACAGTTTTGGCGGCCGGCAACGGCGGACGATGTTGCTGAGATCGTGAAAACAGGCAAGGCAAGGGAGGCTAGGTTTCGAGATGGTGAAAACACCTCTTGGTACCTTAGAAAACTGAGCGGCTGGAACACTGGGGCGTTTCGTTGCGATCAGTCTGAGGGATGGCAGCAATGCCAAGTCTACGACCCGCCTGAGTGGTACATCAATAAGCCCGATCCAGGCGAAGGGTGGCGGCTGTTGGATAAGTTTCCACCGGAGGACAAGCTTGCGACTGATGAATACTGGAGCAATGTTCGTAGTCAGTGGCACGTACACAAAGAAGGCAGCGGAAAGCAGTTCTGTGATGTTTGGTATCGCCGACGCATCGACACCAACTCTCCGGAAATCCCGGATAGTTCGACCGCTGAGAACTCTTCGGAAACTCCGAATAGTTCGCGTTCCCGCGACAACATCCCCAGCGGCTGGCGATTGCTCGGCAAGGATGAAGAGCGGCTCGCGAGTGATGCGTATTGGTCACAGAGTTGCAAAGAATGGCTACTGATCGGTGATGACCGAGTTGCGATTGCGAACGAGTTACCGAAGTGGCACGCGATCCGCTTAGCGACCAACGTTACTGAATTGAGCCTTATCGAAGGCTTCGGCTATGTTCTTCCAGGCGGTGGACGCATTCGCGTAACTGCGAAAGGCTTCGACGTGTTGCAATGAGAGCAAGGCAATCGATGAAGATTATTCGCAACCTCAAGGCAGGATCACTAGACGTTAAAGGTTGGGATACTAGGAATCGTAAAAGCACTTTGGATCGTGCTTGGTTTGTGTTCTACACGCGATTTAGACGGAAGAAACGACGACTCGCAAGATTGAATGCAGGTGAATGATGATTAAGGTTATGTTTATCGGTGGAAGGTTGCACCGCCAATTTCGGCAAGTCGAGAGCGATGGGTTCGGAACTCCAAGCCTAGCTATTTATCGCAATCCAATACCGCCAAGTTCAACCGAATGTGAGCAATATCACAAACGTCGTGTTATCGTCGATCCGGATAGCGAGACGAAAGCAGTGGTCTACCTACTCGAAGGCATCGAAGAGTATTACTTTCAGCAAGCCTACTTGGAAGAGCCTGGAATCATGGACCAGTTAAAGGAGATCGCCAAGTGAGCTACGACGCTACCTGCCCACATTGCAACGAGGAGTTCGACGTTGAGGATCAACGCGAATCAGGTGCATGTCATTGCCCTGAGTGCCTGGAAGAAATCTGGATCGAGGTTGACTACACGGTGACTTATGAGGCGCAATGTATGCCGCAGGATCACCAGTGGAAGCACTTGCGAATAGTCGCAGGCGAAACAATTGAAGTATGCGAGAAGTGCCGCAAGGTACGTTTCAAGAGCGAAAAGGCTGGTGACTGATGGCGTGGCGAATAGTGCAACAGCCTGACGGCAAGTTGGCTCGGTTCAGCGAGGTTGTCGATGACTTCACCGATGTTGATATGACCTACGAAGAGGCTCTTGACGAGTGCATACGTCAAGGAATGTCGGTGATTGATGCAATCGAAAAAGTTAAGCGAGGGATCGAGGCCGGTAACGCTCGATACCTAGAAAGCTTGGAAACAATTCGCACGATACACGGAAGGGAGCATAGGCCGTGATAGCTAGATTCATTGCGTTCTCTTGGCTCGATGGCAAGGAAGGACGGGGTACGCTTGAGTTCCTTCCGTTTGCACCTGAGAACACTGAGGCGCGGGTAACGGTGCCGTTCGAGTTCGTGAGTCACGTTGACGCGAAGGCGATGATCGATCATCACTTCGGGAAGTACGTTAGGCTTTCAACTGGTTCATATTGGCTCGAACGCAAGATCGACGGCAAGTCGGTCAAGGTTCTTCAATGCGTCGGGCTATATCACCATGAGCTATAAAAAAGCAACGTTGCGTTTTTTGGAGTTCTTTTTCTATGCCTTGTCTTTAGCTTTGGCCTTGGTGTTCTTCAAGTCGTACGTGATTGAAGGTCAGCATAGGGAGATACCTCAAGAGCCTATCGAGCAGCTCGGTGAGTCAATCGATTGGGACATATCCGAAGGCGAACGCAGCGGGGAATGGCGTCGGGTGCGGGATCAATTTGTGGAAAAGTTTCCCGTTTGCGCTGCGTGTGGAAGTTCGGCGGCGTTAAACGTACATCACGTGATACCGTTTCACGTGCGGCCTGACTTGGAGCTTGACGAATGGAACTTGATAACCCTTTGCAGGGAGCATCATTTCCGAATCGGGCACGATCCAGACGGGCCTTGGAGATCGAAGAAACCAAGCTGGTCGGCGTCGAACCCCCTAGTGCGGGAACATGCTGAGCAGTTCTCGCAAGGGCGGAAGTACTGATGAGAGTGCAACGCAAGCAATGCTCAACGTGCATCTATCGACCCGACTCCCCGCTAGACCTTGAGAAGCTAGAACGCGATGTTGCCGACGGCTTCGGAGGGTTCAAGGGGCATCGGATTTGTCACCACAGCAATAACGCTCGCTGCGCCGGGTTTTGGGCAAGGCACAAAGACAACTTCCAACTAGGGCAGATTGCTCAGCGGCTGGGCATGGTTCAGTTCGTTCATGATGATACTTTAGGTGGAAACGTTTCCACGAAAGGAATAGCACAGTGAGGAATATTGACCCGACAAGATTGAGACTAGTGCCCAAGGACGAAATGCCTACCTGGGGTCACGTTCCAGATTGCGCCTACGTCGATCGGGAGAACGGCGTCGTGGTGCAGGTTTGGGGTAACGCAACTCCCGGCTGCGATGTTACACCATGGCAAGGAACCTTGAGAGTAGCGGTCAAGCATACCAACGCAACGACGCGGGAAGGCGTGCTTGATCGAGGTACTACCAAGCCGATCGAATGGGATGACATGCAGGCGATCAAGGATTACTTCTGGCCTGAGCGTATCGGGTTGGAGGTTTTCCCGCCTCATGAAAAGATCGTAGACGTTGCCGACTTGCGGTGGTTGTGGGTGCTTCCGAAGGGGGCAGTACTTCCGTTTAACATTCAGCTTGGAAGTTATGACAGGCTGGAGTCATAGTCAGTTTTCACGCTAGGAAGGTGGAAACGTTTCCACTCAGAAACAAGAAAGACCAAGGAAAATGCAGTTCGTTTTTGATCGACAAGAGTTACTTACCAAGTTCGAAACAGCGGCTTCAATCGTCAACAAGTCGAGTGCGAAGAGTGCACTTCAGAACGTGTTGCTAGACCTCGATAAAGGCGTCCTAGAAGGCAGCGACGGGGAAACCAGCGTACAGGTGCAAGTCAAGGTCCAGGACGGTTGGAGCGGTAGCGTGTTGCTCAATCCGTTCCGGTTTGGCTCGATCATGCGAGAGAGCAAGTCACCTTCGGTCAGCTTGTCGTTCGATGACAACAAGCTTCACATCGAGTTGAATAACGGGAACTTCTCGTTGCCGACTTCGAACCCCGACGAGTTTCCGCGAATGAAGGTCGCGATGGATTCCCCGGTCAAGCTCGAAGCAAAGGAGTTTGCGAGGGCGATCAACTCAACGAAGTTCTCCGTAGACGTTGAATCGACGCGCTATCAGCTCGCAGGCGTCGCGTTGCAGTTCGGGCCGAATGGTGTAAACGTGGTGGCTACGAATGGGCGTACACTAGCCTACACTGAGCTACACTGTGAGTCCAAAGAGCAATCGGCAATCGTACCGATCAAGCCTCTTGCATTGGTCGAACGCATGGCGGATAGCAAGGACGCTGAATGCGAGATTCAGATTATCGGCAATCGGATTGCATTCCGATGCGCGGATACAACTATCTTCACGAGTCAGATCGAAGGACGGTTTCCGGCTTGGGAAAGGATCGTACCGAGTGTTCTTGGTGAGCGCGTTGCAGTATCGGCTGGGGCGTTGCTGCAAGCGATCCGGCAAGCCTCGGTAGTTTCTGACGATGAGACGCGGGCAACGGAATTGCACTTCTGCGAGGATAATCTATTGGTGAAGTCCTCGGCGGCTGAAAAGGGCGTTTCTTCAGTGAGTATTCCGGTCGAGAGTGACTTGGCTGAAACCTTGATTATCGATCACAGGTACGCTCAAGATTGGCTCAAAACGCTCGATAAGGATGCCGTGGTTGAGTTGTTTATTACCAGTCGAACGAACCCGATGGTATGCCGTTGCGGTGCGTCGCGGTATGTTGTGATGCCTATGGATCGGAGCTAGTGAGATGATTCGATTCGTTCGCAATCTTCGACGGGTGCAGCGCGGCAAGGACATGATTGGCCGATGGGTTATCGAGTTCCACTTGACGAAGTTGTACTGGGGGTTCCCTGAGGAATACTGCCTAGTATTCGGCGTCTACAAGGTGAAAGCTCCCGTCGATGAAGGCTGTCAGATCAACCATGACGGCAACATCAAAGGAATCAGATTAGACTTCCGATTCAGCTGTTATTTTCGATTCAGAAGGGTTAAGTCATGAAGGCTAGCGAAGTACTCAATAGCAAGTGGGAAACGATGCCAGAGATCAGCAAGGCCGTTGGAATGGCACCGGCTGAGCTTTGGCCTATCGTTAAAGGTTTCATCGAGGCCGGTCACGCGGAGATAGCTACTTGGCAGCATAGCGGTTGCTCGATACCGATGATCCGATTGAGGCCGGGCATATTTCCAACTTGGAAGAAACGAGGCGGTAAGTAAGACCATGGAAAAAGACAGTAACGAACGCGAAGGCGATGGAACGCTAATTGACGTTGTTCTACCTTCGGTCATTGCCGTTGTGCTTGGGATCATTTTCATTCCGATGATAACTTTGTACGTCGTGAAAATGTACGGGGTTATCGTGAAGGAATACAAAGCGATTCCAAGCGTAAGACCACTCGTCAACCCAAGCGGCCCAAGCCGCGAAGAGTTGCGGGAATGGTTCGACAAGAACCCTGACAAGGCACCGCCTGCGGAGTGGTATCCTAACGGCGATCCGTGGCGCGGGATCACGGCAGAAGAGGCTAACAAGATGCTCGAAGATTGCGAGGTTAAGTAATGCTCGATATCGAAATGAACGGCGATCCAGAGACGAAGCAAGTTCATCGCCTGGAGATCAAGTACATCACAGCAGAGGACTCCACGAAGGATGACTTGCTGTTCATCACCAAGCTGGCGAACGCGCTAGCACGCGGGGCCTGCATCATCATTGATCCAGGGCTAGCAACTGAGTTTGTCTACGAGGCCGGTGAAAGAGTCGAAGAGGAAGAAAGCGAAGGCGATCATGGTTAAGCTAAGACAGTTGGATTGGTTCGATATCATTCAGCAAGGTGATTTGCTGATGGTTGCAGGTGACAAAATCATGTATCCAGCAAGGTTCTATGACGGGTGGTCAGTTGACATGGCCTTTGAGTTCGTCAAAAACAACGGCGGAACGGCTATCTTCTATCGACAGGTTGACCAATAAAATGAACGTTGTTTTTTCTGCGTGATGGTCGCTAAGTGGAAACGTTTCCACCTAAGAGGCAAGTCGGATCACGTCGTTAACGTCAAGAGTCACGAACGGTTGACCAGTCCAAGCCATGATACCGAGCGCGCCGTGAATAAGTCCGGCGGGCGTATCCGATGAGTCGAAGTCTGAAAGCTGGATCACGAATCGATCCGTTTTTACCCCGTACATATACCGGGCAGCTTCCCGCGTCATGCAGACCCCTTGAAGATTTGCAACGTTGCGTTTTTCTGCGCATTCTTGCGCCCATTGATGCCGTGTGAAGTTCGCACCGCCTATCATCTCCGTTCGCAAATCGCGGTAGTGGCCTAGCATAGACTTAACCGTCGGCCTACGCTCGAAGAAATACGAAGCTTCCGCGATGGAAATGAAACCGAAGGGAATGGGCCTCTTTCGCGGCTGCGGTGGTTGCAGGTTCTTGATGCGACGTTGAAGGGGCAGGGAGTACCGCCAGCGGAACCTACCGGATAAATGGGAATCTACTGTGTCGCGGGTGATCGACAGGTAAGATGCTATTTCTGACTTCGTAGCTCGACGATGCGCCATTGCAAAGATTTGGTAGATTGTCGATTCGTCAAGTCGCATAGTGAGCAGGGTTGACCTAGAATTTGAGGCGGAGGCATACCATGGAAAAAATAATCGACGCAATGCGAGACGCCCAAAGTTTAACGGAATCCTGGGGCGAGGTCATCGACGTTACCGAGTTCATGACGGATTCTACCGGGTTCTTCAACACCAATGGCCTCGGAGCATTTACGCAGATTTATGACCGGTCAGACGGTCGCTTTCGTCCAGTCTATACCAATGAGTCCGACTTGAAGCTGATCCGGGCGATGAGTTGGCTACTTGTGGAGAAGGTGCCAATGGCCCAAGCCTGGGTCAATCGCTTGCTTGACTACACGATCGGAACTGGCTTTGATTGGACGATCAAGAGCGAAAACAAGCAGCTTGAAAAGGCAGTGCAGATTTACGTCCGCGAATGCCTCGACAACTCCAAATGGTCATCGGAGCTTGAACGCGAATCCTACGTCCGGGAAATCGCCGACGGTGAGTTCCTTTCTGAGTTCATTTACGACGACGGTCAGTGCATGATGGTCGCGCGGGAGCCTGACGAACTGACCGAACCAGCGATCAAGCATGAGCTAGAAGATTGGCTAGGGATCGGTTATGAGCCTTCCTGGACGTTCGGAGTACTTACGAAAAAGAACGTACCAGAGAGGCACATCGGATACCATTTTGTCCGTGACGCGGCGGGGCTAGATTGGGACTACGTACCGGCTGACCGCGTTGTATTCTGGAAGCGAAACGTACGCCAAAGGGCTAAGCGTGGTTTCTCAGATTTCTTCAAGCCGCATTTGTACCTTCTCAGGGCTGACCGCGTTTTGACCAATACCGCAGAGGGGGCAGCGACGCAGGCGGCAATCGCGTACATCGTTGAGCACAGCGAAGGGACGCAGCGTCAAGCCGACAACATCGTCAAGAAATTCGCACCGCTAACCGGCAAGGTTGACCCGATGACCGGGCTACCGCAACGCAGGCGGCGAATGATGCCGGGCACGCGGCTTGATGTTCCGGCTGGTCAGTCGTACAAGGCGGGCTTACTCGGCGCGAACAACTCAGATATCTACGTCGATGTCCTTGAGGCAGCGTTGCGGCTTGCTGGATCGGTTCACGCATTTCCCGAAGGGATGCTGACCGGGAGCTACGAGAACAACAACCTTGCATCGGCATTGGTCGCAGAGGGGCCATTCATGCAAGGCCGACAGGCGGAGCAAGTTCAACGCAAGGAACGCTTCCGTGAGGTCATCATGAAGCTCATCAAGCTTGCTGCGAACAGTGGGCGTTTCCGCGCGTATGGGATCAACTCATGGGATGACTTGCGCGATATCCTGACAGTTGAAACCATTGCGGCAAGAATCCTACAGCTCGACCCGTTGAAGCATACCCAAGCCCTAGCGTTACAGCGTGAGAGAGGTTGGGTATCGGACAAGACCGCAATCAACGAACTCGGCCGGGATATCGATACCGAAACGGCGAATGGTTTGCAGGTCGCAGGGGCAGAGCAACAAGCCGGAACAGCGGCTCAACCGGGCGCGAAAAGTGGAAACGTTTCCAGCGCAGAAGGGAAGAAAACGGGTCCGGAAAGTGGAAACGTTTCCACTGCGGAAGCGGAGAATTCTGCAAAATGGCAGGGAATTTCGCGTTTGCAATGGAATCGCAATCGTAAGGCGATGGCCGACGTTTTGCGGGATTTCATGCAAGGGAATACTACCCGGCAAGTGGCCGAAGTTCTGCTTCGATCGATCGGGATGCCTGACCAAGATATCAAGGCAGTTTTGGACGATGCTTCGGATGGGAGCCTGGAAACGTTTCCAGCGGAGCAACTGACAGAGGCTGAGAAAAAGACGCTCAACAAGCCGTTCCGGACACCAAGCGGGCCGAAGAAATTCGGCGTATACGTCAAGAACGATAAGGGCAACGTGGTGAAGGTCAGCTTCGGTGACCCGAAGATGCGAATCAAGCGTGATGACCCTGGAAGCAGACGCGGGTTCAGGGCTCGGCATAACTGCGACGATCCGGGGCCGAAGTGGAAGGCGCGGTACTGGTCATGCCGTTTCTGGTCGCGTCCAAGTGTCACCAAGTTGCTCAAGGAGTCTTTGCAGGGTGAGTACGGATGGGACGGCGCTACCTTCGTTCGTGAGTCGTGGTTGCTCAAGCAGAACCCCGCGTTGGCTGAACTGAATCGCAAGCAGGAATCGTTCTCAGGGCGTCAACAAGAGATGCTCGACCGTTGGAAGGATTACCCATAATGCCTGACGTTAAGGGCCGTAAACGCTACGAGGAACGCATTCGTGCGGCGATGGAGGAAGTATTCGCCGAAGCTTTGGCGTTCGCTTCTCAGGGGATCGACGCGATCAATGCAGCAATAAAAGCAGCATTGCGAAAATACGTCGGGCCGATTGTTGAAGAGGTTCACCGACGGGTAATCATCGCCCTGTTGATCCTCTTCGGAAGTGACGACATTGGACGCGGAGTACTTGGTGACGCGCCGAAGAAAAAGGGTCCTATCTACGATGACCTTGTAACCCAAGCGAAGAAACGCGCTCAAGATCAGATTGACGAACTAGGCGATCAGATGAGCGATACGAATCGATCATGGCTCGATGAATGGGACGAGGAAGAACCCTTCGAAGAATGGGCCAAGGATCGATTGTTTCCAGAGTCCAGGGCGGAGAACATCGGCGTGACTGAGACTACCAACGCGGTGACGATTGGTGAGGGTACAGTCGTGGAAACGATGCGTGAGCTAGGGGTCGGCGTGACGGCTCGATGGATCACGAAGCGTGACGAGAGAGTTTGCCCGGTATGCGGGCCATTGCATAACACAGGCCCGGCGAACTGGGCCGACGACTTCGCCAAAGGGCCCCCAGCTCATCCGCGTTGTCGGTGCTATCTGTTGTACGTGTTGAGTGAGCAAGCGGAAGGTAGTATTTAGACCATGAGCAAGTTTATACGAGAGTCCCAACGAGGTTTTGAGCGGATCGACCAAGAGGCCGGAATCATTTACGGCGTCAAGGTACTCGGTCAGCAATCGCGTAACGGTCGCGTTTACGAGGCGGCTGCAATCGAGAAAGCCTTACCGCTTTACGAGGGAGTCACCGTCAATCTGAATCACCAAAAGCTCGACCCGTCGAACCGGGTACAGCAAGACAGACCGATTCAGGATCGATGGGGAGTTCTTCGCAACGCTCGAATGATCGAGGGAGCATTGTATGCAGACTTGCACTACCTCAAGAACCATCCGATGACGCCTCAACTCATCGAAGCAGCGGAACGATTCCCCGATACATTCGGCTTGTCACACGATGCAGCAGGTGACGAGCAGATGATTGACGGGCAGCGTCGGGTGGTCGAGTTGATGGACGTAAGGTCGGTCGATGTTGTGGCCGATCCAGCCACGAATAACGGTTTGTTTGAAAGTCACAACAGGAACCAAGCGATGAAAAAGAAGTTCAAGGCAATCTTAGAATCTTGCGGCGAAGGCGAAGTTAAACGAGCAATGGAGGGCGCGATGACCGCTTATCCAGACATGCAAGAAATGGACGTTGAGTACTCCGGGGGCGATGAGGATTCCATCGGGGCCGCGTTCAAAATGGCAATGGTCAAAGTCCTCGATGACTCGACCTTGGACACCGCAGGCAAGCTTGCGAAGATCAAGGCGATCATGGAAGCAAAAGACAAGGCAGATGAGGCCATGGGTAAGACTTCGACCGCAACCACTGAGGGCGAAGATAAGTCCAAGATGGAGGAGTCAGAAAAACGCAATGCTGCGAATCTTCGTGAATCCGAATTGATGAAGGAAGTTGCCAAGCTCAAGAGTGACTTGGATCGAAGCGCATGCAAGACCCTCTTGGTTGAGTCCTCAATCGAGGTCAACGAAGTACGGATTAAGGCGTTGATGGCCTTGCAAGAGTCAGACCGGGCCGAGCTTGTGAAGACCTGGAAGGGTGGAAACGTTTCCAGCGGCAAGCGTCCAGAGCGTACCGGATCAGTGATGACAGAGTCGGCTGCTGGAGCATACCCAAGCAGCTCAGACGAGTTCAAGCGGCTTTTGGGCTAGTAGCTCTTTCGCCTGTATTTTTGTTGGTTTTTCGGTTACTCCACCTAATAAGAGGATGAGCAGATGAAGGGATTACTACTACCTGACGCGGCATTGAAGTTGCCAAAGACTTCGGGCTTCGCTGATGACTTCGACGGATTGAATTCCGCCCGTTGGACTTCGACCCTTACCGATACCGGTACGGCTGCGGTAGGCGATGCCGTCGGCGGCGTTGTGACCTTGAGCCCGTCTGACGGAACGGTTGCAGACAACGATGAGGCGTACATCTCGACGAAAGAGATTTACAAGATTGCTGCGGGCAAGCCTATCGAGTTTGCTTCGCTGATCCAGTTCGCTCAAGCCGCAACCAATGCCGCGAACATCTACGTCGGCTTGATGGATGCCGTTGCAGCAAACGCGATTCAGGACAACGGCGCGGGGCCTAAGGCAAGCTTCAGCGGTGCCGGGTTCTTTGCCAAGGATGGATCGACGAGTATGTTCGTCATCTACTCTGACGGATCGACTCAAACCATCGCTGAACTGACCGCGACGAACAGCCTCAACAAGCAAGCAAACCTTGCGGCATCGGCTGCATTCCAGTTGCTTGAAGTTGAGATCATTCCGAAGACTTCGGCCCTTTGCGATGTTATTTTCAAAATCAACGGTTCGACCGTCTACAAGATGCTCGACCGAACCTACGCGAACGCTACCGAAACCTCGGTAATGATCGGCGTGAAGAACGGATCGGCTAACCAGCAAACCCTGCTTGCTGATGCCGTTTCGTGTTACCAAGCTCGTTAGTCGGATGGAGCCCTAGCGCGGTTGCTTGGGGCGGCGGATAGTTTCACTTTGTAAATGGGATAGAACGATGCGATTAGACGCAAAGACCCGTCGTCACCAGGAACTGCGACGGTTGTACGAGGCAGCTTCACGCGATCGGCAATTCGATCGATTCATGACTGACTTCCAAGAGTCGCTCAAGGGTGACGCGAACGATCTAGCTTCTCGCTGGTCAGTTCGTCAACTCTTCGAGCAATTCGTACCTGATGGACGCGAAGCTGCAAACCTGCTTCGTCCTTCGTCCGGCGGTGGATATCAGATTCAAGAATCGGCTGAGTTGGTCGATACGTCGATGTTCGCCAACATCATCGGGCAGATCATGTACACGCAGACCCTTAACGGCTTCAATCAGCCTGGGTTGGTCGGTGAACAGTTGGTCGAAGTGATCCAGACCCAGTTCAGCGGCGAGCGAATCCCCGGCGTTGGTCGCTTGGGTGATGACCTCGACGTGGTGAACGAAGGTCAGGAATACCCGAACGCGGTGCTCGGCGAAGAGTACGTTGACACCCCGGAAACGATCAAGCGTGGTTTGATCCTCAACGTGACCCGCGAGGCGATTTACTTCGACCGAACGGGAGTCCTGTTGAGCGAATGCAACCGCGTTGGTGAGCGAGTCGGCGTTAACCGCGAAAAGCGAATCCTTGACGTCGTAACCGGTATCTCGACGGTGTACCGACGCAACGGACAAGCGGCCACAGCAACCTACGCTTCGGACAACCAGTTGAGCAACACGCTTGCCGACTGGACTTCGATCGATGCTGCGGCTCAGAAGTTCAATGGCATGGTCGACCCTGTGACTGGTGAACCGATTTCCGTTTCGATCGATACCATCTTGGTACCGAAGGCGTTGGAAGTCCTAGCGAATCGAATCATCAACGCTTCGATGACTCGCCAGGGAAGCAACACCGGCAACAACCAAACGTACGTCAACGGCAACAGCGTTCAGGGTGCTCCCCGCGTTGTTTCCGGTCAGTACGTCAAGCAACGTACCAGCTCCGATGCGACGTGGTTTGCAGGTGCTCCGCGTGAGGCGTTCGTCTACATGCAAAACTGGCCTTTGACCGTCACCCAAAGTGACGAGAACAGCGAAGTCGGATTTACCCGCGATATCGTTGTTCGCTTCAAGGCTTCCGAGCGTGGAGCGGCTGCGGTTCGCGAGCGGCTCAAGATGACCAAGAACACCTAAGACAAGCTCGACCACTCTGACGGAGGGGAAGGGAAGCGAAGACGGCCTGGGGAAACCTGGGTCGTGTTTGTTTTTTTTT